AACAGGTCGGCGGAACCGGCAGCCAAGTCGGACAACATGAAGCCCTGGTTAAGCTCCTGCTGGGTTACCGTGAAGTTCTTTGAGATCTGGTTCACGGTGACCGCGGTGGCGGCCAGCGTCGAATCGTTGTTGGTTTCCCAGGACGTCGGGTTGGTCTGGGCAGCGGTGCCGGTGGTATATTTCTTCACCTGCACGGACGCGCGGGGCCTGAGGTTGTCGAGGCCGACGTTGCGGCTGAAAGCGGAAACCAGGGCCAAACGAGTGGCGGCCACAGTGATCACTGCATCGGCGAGGTAATCGACAACCAGGCCGGAGGCGAACGTGTTGGCGTTCTGGGGAGCGTGAATGGCGCTCTGGCGCAACAGCTCGCTGTGGTTGGAGATCAACCAGGAGCGGCGGTCGGCACCGGCCTGCATCTTCTTGTGAGCCTCAAGCAACGGGTTGCCGAGGTTCTCGATGCGAACCGGGGCGATGGGCTCCGGGGCCGGGGCGGCGGTGGGGGCCTTGGCGCTGATGGCAGCGGCGACGGCCTTGGCGACGATGGCGTCGATGTCGAGGGCGGTCGGCGCACTAGGAGCGGCCGCCACCACGGTGTTGGATTCAGTCATGTTGTGTGGTGTCTGCTGTGATGTCGGCGCGGTTGTCGCGCCATCTTCGGAGGCGGAAGTGCCTGCCGTAGAAAGTGTATCGTCCGGAGATTCATCCGGTGTTTCGCCTTCCTCGATTTCGAGCTGGGCATAGAGGGCCTTGAACCAGTCACGGCCGGCAGCGCCGCCCCACAGATTGGCTGACACGTCTGCCGGGCTGTTGGGCTCGGCTTCGAGGAAGCGCTCATTGCGCGCCCACCATGCGTTCGCCTTCTGGATCTTGGCCTCGTTAGGGGCTTCACCGGCCACCAAGGCCTCGGCCTCTAGGACGGTCTGCTTCTCAAGGCCATCACCGGCGAGACCTTCGGCGTACTGCTCAAGGCCGCGGCGGAGGTTGTTTCGGACGGTCTCCGGGGCGGTCTTGGTGACGGCCCGAGGATGCCAGCAGGCTGCCATGGCGAGCTGCTCGGTCGAGCGTTGAGCCAGTCCAAACTGGATGGCTTCCTGGGCGGTGAACCAAGTCTCGGCCTTCATGGCTGCCCGGATCTGCGAAGTCGGTTTTCCGGTGGCCTTGGCGTAGATCGAAGCCAGAACCTCGGCGTGTTGGTCCAAGGCGTCGGCCATCTTCCGCATATCCTCCGAGGTGCCTGCCACCATTCCGGAGGGGTCGTGAATCATGAACAGAGACGCTTCGGCCATCTCAACCGTATCGCCGGCCAGGGCGATGATTGAAGCAATCGAGGCCGCGATGCCGACCACCCGGGTGGTGACGGGCGCCTGACGGCCTCGGAGCATATTGTAGATCGACAAACCATCCCAGACGTTGCCGCCGGGGCTGTTGATCTCGACCACAAGGGGGCCTTGGCCGACGTCCTGCAGGGTTTGGCTGAAGGCCTTGGCCGACACACCGGAACCACCGAACCAGTCCTCACCGATTTGGTCGAAGATCTGGATGGTGGCGGGCTCCATGGCCGAGGCCCGCGGCTGGTAGGAAAGCCAGTTGTTTACTTTAGTCATTCGGTTTTCTTGGCCCTAGGTTTGCGTTTCTTCGGGCCTGCCACGGCGACAACCTCTTGGATGGGCTCGGCCGGGATTTGTTCAGGCATAGTGCCCGACGGGTTTTCCTGCATGGCCATGTCGGCCGGTTCAGGTGCAATCGGCTGCTTCTGGGCGGTCGAGATTTGCGAAACGTCGATGCCGTACTTTCCGGCCAGGTCTTGAATGTATTTGGCCTGTTGTGCCTTCGACTCCAAGGCGGAGCGCCAGTCGATACCGCGGGCGCCATAGATCTCGTCGAAAGTTGTCACACCGGCTTCCAGCTCGGCCAGTTGGGCGGCAGAGTTGCGGCCGACGTCGACATTCGGAGCCCGGGGCGCCTGGATGGCGACTTCGTACCAGTCGTCGGGAGAGTCGCGCAGGCTGGGATCCACCCGGATGGCGTACTCCATGACGTGTTCCCAGATACGGCGGGCGGCCGATGCCATCACCTGGTGGCGGCTCCGGAACCACACCGACGACATATCGAGGGCGCCGCGGTACACGGTGCCCTGCATTCCCTCGGGAAAAACCAGAACGTAGGGGATGCCAACACCGGCGCACACCTTCTCGGTCAGGTTGCGCCAGTATTCGCGCATGTTGACGTTGGGGCGGTCGGCTTGGAACTGCTCGAATTCGTCGCCGGACTTCAGCACCTTCACCGAGGAACCAAACACGTTTTCGTAGTAGTTCTGTGCGGTGCCTTGAGAACCGGCCACACCGGAGCGCAGGCTGGTTGCCTGGACCTCACCGGAGCTGGTCTTGATCACCTGGGCCACACTGGAGGCCAGCTTACAGGATTCCATCTCCAGCTTTTGGAGGTCGTCCAGGTCGTGAAGGTCGTTGATCACACAAGCCACAAACGGTAGGCCGCGGAGCTGGCCGGCACGCTGGGCCTCGTAGATGTGAATGATCGAGTCGGATGAGATCGACCGCACGTCAGCGAGCTGTCCCTGTTGCTGCTCCTGGCCGACGAAGTAACTGAGAGCCCGACCGGTGCGAGTATCGAACCGCACACCGTCGAAGATGTCCGGTTGATTCTCCTGCCCGGTAGGGGTGGAAACCTGCTGCGGCTCGATGAGCTGCAGGCGGGGCCGGCCGGTTTCGCCCTTAGTGAGCAGGATAAAAGATTCGCCGTCGTAGAACCAACCGCGGGCAGCCAATGACATCAGGGTGCCAAAGGACTGCCGGGATCCAATGTCCGGATATCTGCACCAGATATCCCACCATTTCTTGGCCTTGAGATTCCATTCCGGATCCGAGGAAGCCGGCTGGACGCTGAAGTTGCTGCCGACCGTGTAGTTCTCGAACAGGTCACCCAGGCGGTTCATCACCGCGTTGTTCTGCTCGAAGAATCGGGACTTCCGGACAATCTGCTGCCGGGTGCTGCTGGTAACATCGAACCGCACCGAGGTGTAGCTCGTATCTAGGAAGGAACGGCGAATCGAGTTCGAGGCGCCTTCATAACGGTCGACGGGTGCCGAACGGAACTTAGCCAGGATGGTGTCGAGGAAACCCATTAGGACATCCCCACCCGGTAGCTCGCCTCTCGGCGAAAGTTCGAGAAGTCGCCGCCGTAAGACGTGGCGGCCACGAGCACCACGGCCATGAGTTTGGCGTAAATCTGGGCGTCGGTCGGGCTTGTGACGCCTTCCTGGTTCAGGAAGTAGACGGCCAGATCGTAATCGTTCAACAGGCTTTCCCACATCTCAACCATCTCGGACGGGGTGGGGGCGCCTTTTCCGGGCTCGGCGAACTCGACGGACACATCCGACGATGATGTCGACCGGACAACCTGTCCGGATTCGATCACTGATGATGCCGAGGCGGACTTAGCAGCCAAGGCAGCCAATAGGGTCACACCGCCGAGCGTCGAGTAGACAGCCCGGAGGTAGCTCCTTTTGATGGCCACCGTGAATGTGAACATTCCGGGCGGGACAATGCAGACCGGACCGGCGGGCGCAATAGGTTAGCAGAGCCTAGTGGTCAGGGGTGGGCACTAGGTCATTCCACAGCATCACCATGGCGAGCTGCATGATTTCACAGTCGTGAAGGTGATCCGGCCATTTCTGGTTGCGCTTCACCCAGACGTGTTTGATGCGGCCCGCGCGGTTGGCTTGTGGGCGCAGGACGTGAGAGTCGAGGTGACGCCAGTAGAGATCGGGCTCGGCGATGTAGGCGCCTTCGGCCTGCACGCTGGGCGGTTCCTGATGGACGCCCCATTCCCTGTCGATGTCGCCTTTCCGGAGCCTCGATAGCATGTCCCGGAGGTGCTCGGTGTCGAATACCAGGAGGGGCTGCACCACGTCAGTCCGCATCGAGGAGGATGTCGACAGGCCGAACGGATGGACAGCACCGGATGCCGAGGTGAACCGCGCGCCGGTCTCCCGGCCTTTCAAAGGCATCCAGCCGATCACCATGGGCTTCCGGAGTCCGCCTTCCGGTGGGTATCGGAGACCACACGGGAACGTGATTGGGTTGGACGTCACCGAGGAATAGGCGGCGCAGGCGTCGTAGACCGTTTGCGTGTTGAAGCCGGAGTCGATGCCGACATCCATGTCGTGCACATTGAGGGCCACCTGCACCCGGCGGAGGGCTGCGAAGTCGTCGGCATGGCCGGCTGCGATCAGGGTGGAGTTGCCGTCCTTCCATTCGCGGCATACCCACCACAGGAACGGAGCCACGGCCTGGACGTCTGCTGTCAGGTATCGACGGCCGCCGTCAATGGAGACCGACGCCGATGTCTCGGGCCGTTCCTGCTGCACGTCCTGCTGTTCCCAGGGCTCGGCCAGATTGCCGTTGATGAAGCCCTGGAGGCCGGCCATCGAGGATTTGGCTTCAAGGAAGGCCACGGCCAAATGGCCCCAGGTGCACTTCCGGTCGGGGCTGTAAAGGCTGCTTAGATGGTAGGACCGAACACCGGGCATGGCGTTGGGGTTCTCTGGGCGCCATTGTCCATGGCGGAGTGCGGCCACCTTGTGGGCGTCGGTGATCTTACCGAGGCAGAGCTGGCAGACGTAGTGGGCGGAGGCCCGAACCTTGGCTAGATCATGTTTGCCGTCCTCGGTCTTGGCGTCGTCCCAAGTGACCTGGCGCCATTCGAGTTTAATGTGCTCCCGGCAGTGGGGGCATGGCAGGTAGTAGCGGCGCTGGTCGCCGCGGAGGAAGCGCTGCCAGATACGGCCTTCGACCACCGTCGGTGTGCTGGTCATAAAGGCCTTGGAGCTGGAGAACGACTTCAGACGCTGCTCGGCCAGGTCGAGGGCATCGGCTTCCTTGCTGGTGGCCTCGGCGAACTTGTCGACCTCGTCGGCGATCAGCACTCGCACCGGGCGGCTGGCCAGGTTGGCCGGGCTGTTTGATCCTACGAAAGTCAGGGTCGACCGGGTGAAGTTCTGCTCCAGGTTGGTGATCTTGTCGGCTTCGGCGGGAAAGCATTCCAACATGGTCGGGCTGTCCTCGAGCATCGGCAGCCAGCGGGACTTAGAAAACGAACGGGCGAGGTTCTCGCTCGGCATCAGCCACAAGGCCGGACTGGGCTCGTTTGCGATTAGCCAGGCCAGGCCGGCCATTAGCGTGGTCGTCTTCGATGTTTGGCTCCCCCAGCACAGTGTCACCTCGGAAACCGACGGGTCTTTCCACATTTCCATTGGCTCCCGGGTGTACGGCCTGACCGACGTCGAGAACGGCCCCGGGTGCTCGGTCTGCCGTTGTGTCAATCGGAGGTTAGCCTCGGACCATTCGACCACCGTCTGCTGCGGTGTGGGCCGGTAAAGGTTCCTGCGGTAGTCCAACAGGCTGCGCTGGAGGTCGGTCAGGCTTTCCATGGGTCGGTATTGTGTAACGTCTTAAGGCAAACCTCCTGCACCCACCTGGTCAATTCACGCTCAGCGTGCTCGGGGTCGTGCGGTGCTATCCGGCCGGAAAGCTGTTTCGGCATCGCCTTCAGCAGCGAGGCCACCGCCCCATCGTGCTCCTGCATCACCTTCCGCACCCAGTCGCCGGAGACCAGGCGCCGTTCCTTCTCTGCCTGAGCGATCACTTCGTCGCGGGCGCTGGTCAAGTTCTTTGCCGCGGCTGCATGGATTGAAACAAGGCGGGCGGTGTCGGCCCGGCCTTCTTTCATAGCGACGACAACCAGCTTGTAGGCTTCCAGCTCGATTTGCCGTTGTCGCTCGTAGGCGCCTTCTGGGGAATCGCAAGAGGCTGTTGCTGTGTTGATATGGTTTGAGGCCTCCGCGGGCCTGTAGGGGCCTTCCTGCTCGATTACGGAGGTGTCTGGTGTGGGCGGTGTGTCGATGTGTTGCGTAGTAGCCTTGGCGCGGATGTTTTTCTTCCGCCAGGCATCCGCGGCCTCCGGGCTGTCCATAGGCATCCCTTTCGCCACCAGTTGGGTGACGTAGCCATGGGAAACACCGGCGTGTTTGGCGTAGCCTCTTTGGGTCATCATGGTGTCAATGCGTTCTTGATCTCGGCCGGCAGCATCGACTCGGGAACCGTGGCCGCGTATTGCAGCGCTCGGAAGACGCCATCCCGCCGGCTGTCCTGAGCATTTGGCACGCAATAGCCGGCCAATTGCTCGGGCAAAGTGCCTTGTTTCATTAAACGGATAAACCAGGCCACGTTTACCACGCCGTACTGGTCGACGAGAAACCGTATGTGATTGTTTTGCATAGGTATTGTTTTTGACGGTTACACGTACAGGATCATAGGGGTCTCGCGTTCACC